TGGCTCGGCGATTTGGCCCGGCGGCTGGTGGCGAGGGTCGGAGCGCGTTGCGGGACGACGACCGCTTCGCCCCGTCTCGGGGTTCGCCAGCATGGCGCCACGGGGCGCGCCGAGCCGCCGATGCGCCCGTGGCCGCGCACATCGCGCCGACGCCGGTTTGCAAGCCTGCGGCGGGTTTGCGCATCTGTGGCGCGTCGAGCCTCGTGCGCTCGGCTGGCCGCGGGTCATGTCGATGGCGGCTGGGGGGTGGCTGCGATCGCCATTTCCCGGCCGCACCGGACCGGCGCATGGGGCGCCTTCACGGCGCGAGCCGCCGACCGGCCCCATCAGGGCCGGCGGAAACGACGCATTTTTCATGAAGTGGTGGGCGGGGTGGGAGTGTAACTATCCCGCAGTTTCAAAGGCTTGCTGAGGTTAACCACCCCTGCCTCCCCTCATATGGCGTCATGCTTTTTCATGCATCTGGCGAACCGCTTTTTGCCCTGCTGGGAGCGATTCTTCATCCCGGCAGTTCGACCGTGACCCCGCATTGATACCCGAACCCGCTGATCGTGTGGCGCACGCTGGTCACGATCCATTCGCGATCGACGCCAGGCCTGAACCCTTCCAGCGAGATCCGCACCTTGGCGGCAAGGTCGGTACGTCCGACCATGCTCAGGGCCAGCTTGACCGCCGCGCGCTTGGCCTCGTTGGCCTCAGCGAGGCTGCGTGACGCAGGCCATGCCCTTGAACGCGGCGAGGTCAGTGTCCTTGAAAGCGAAGTTCTCGATCCCGCGAAGCTGGGCCTCAACAAACTCCAAGCTGCCGACATCCGCCCAATTTACCGCGTCCGGGGTTGTGCCGAAGTGATCGTCGCTCAGAGCCTTCAAGCGCTCCAGCATGGCGTCGATCCGAGCCTTTTTCTGCATGAAGGCATTCAGGGCTGCATCGTTCGAAACTGTGGCGCGGTTGGTTTTCATGACGGAAGCCTTCAGGTGCGTTGCGTCGTTTGCCTGCAATTAGAATACCTCTACTAGAGCCGGTATTCAACGAATAAGCGAGCAATAACATTGCTTTAAGGCATTGATGCGATGCGCTACCAGCAGATCAATTCGGCTGCTCAGCCGAGACCGAACACCGATAGCCCGACGCATCGATCGCATGGGTGACGCTGGTCACCAGCCATTCGCGGTCCACGCCAGGACGGAACCCCTCCAACAGCAGGCGCGACTCCGCGACCAGGTCCGGATCGCCGGGCAGGGAGATCGACAGCTTCAGGCCCTCGCGAGCTGAGCGATCGACCTCGCCCTGCGCCGCGCTGGTCGCGGCCTCCCTCGTCGGATAGCTGCGGCGCAAGCGCTTGGTTTGCGCCGCTTTCGCCAAGAGCTCATCGCCGCGCGCGCCGGCGCCCGCGATCGAGTTGTCAGATGCGTCAACCGTAACTTCTTGCGGGCCGCCCGCAACGGGATCCTGATAGGTCGCCACGACCTTATCCACCAGCGGGCGCTGGCGCCCGGACATGCTCCAGCGGGTCACGTCGCCCGGCGCCAGCTTGATCAGCGGCATGGGCGCGCCCGACAGCGTCAAGCTCTCGCCGCGCGCCACGAAAATCAGGCGCCCGCCGCCGGGCTTGCACAGCGCGTCATGGTCCAGCGCGACGCGGGTCAGCAGGCTGATGTCGCTCTCGTCCAGCTGGTCGAGGTGCGGCAGCGCGATGGCGCGCAGGCTTGCGGCGACCGCCGGCACGAGCCCATTCTCGCGCGCGATCGTGGCGACCAGCGCGCCGATGGTCGTGCCCAGCGCCCAGCTGCGGCTGCGCTGCGCCGTCAGCGCGGAACGGCCTCCGGTGCTGGCGCCGCTGGTGCTGGCCGCCGCACGAAGCCGAAGCCGGTCAGGCGGCCCCTCGACCGACACCTCATCGAGCACGAACAGCCCCATCTCGCGCATGCGGCCGTCATAGCCCAGCGCGACGGAAATCTCCGCGCCGGCCGAAGGGATCTCGAGGCGCGCTGCCGGCAGGTGGTCGGAGAGGATCAGATCCACCACGTCCGATTTCAGCCCAGCCTCATCGGCGAGGGTCAGAGAGATCAGCCGCGGCTCGATGGCGGCCGTCACATCCTCGCCGTTGACCGTCACGCGCAGCAGCGGCCGCCAGAGCTTCACGACCATAGCCGCACGCTCGCTGTGGCAGCCCTCTGGGGCGCGTCAGGGATCAGCAGGCGCATGCCCTCGGGCAGCTCGGGCCCGCGGTCAGCAAGCCCAGGGTTGGCCTCGAGAATGGCCTCGACCACGCCGGCGTCCTGCCGCCCATAGATGCGCCAAGCGATCAGGTCCGCGGTGTCGCCTTCCTTGGTCCGATAATAGGTCACCCCTGCGCCCCCTCGTCAAATTTGCGCAGGCGCAGGCTGAACTCCACGCGGCGAGGTAGGCCGCGCGCGGCGAACACGGCCTGCCCCTCCCGAACCGAGAGAATGACCCATCGGCCCAGCACGGCGCCGGTGCCCGAAACCATCGTCAGCGGATCGCCCGCCGCCGCGACGGAGCGCAGCGCATCGATCTGACCAAGCCCGCCGCGATGGAACGGATAGACCACGCCGCGAAGCTCCATCGAGTCGGAGCCGACCCCGGTGAACTGCAGCGCATCGAGCGCGCCGATCCGCTCCTGCGCAGTCCAGCGATAATCGACCTCGCGCGAAAGATCCTGATAGGCCGCGGAAGTGATCGAGAACTGATAGCCGCCCAGCTGGAGCATCACCTCGCTCATAACCCGCCCCCGTATTGCCCGGCGCTGGTCGCGGAATCGTAGAGCGCATCATCTTTCGATCGAGCCAAGTGCCGCTCGAGCTCGGTCACCATTTCCTGCGGCGTCATGTTGGCCGCGTTGATTGTGATCTGGTTGGTCGTCACCACGCTCGCCGCGGCGGCCGAGCCTGGCGGCGCCAAAACCTGAGCCGGCAAGGAAGTCCTGCGGCCGCGCCCGCGCGCGCCAGGCGTGACGGGCGGCGCCTGGCCTTCATCGCCGCCATCGCCGAACACGCTCGACAGCGCAGACCCCAGCGTTTTCGCGCCCTCGATGAGCGGAGAGATCCTGCTCATGAGCCAATCGAACTTCTCGCCCAGCCACTCGAGCACCGGCGCGAAGAACTCCTTGATCTTGCCCCAATTCGCGATGATCAGCGTCGCCCCGAGCGCGATGGCAGCGATGGAGGCGCCGATCGGGTTTGCGGTCAGCGCCACGCCGATCGCAGCCACGCCGCTCGCGACAATCGGCAGACCCAAGCCAAGACTGACCATCGACGCGACAAAGCCGGCGATCGAGCCGATGAACGTGATGAACGACAAGATCGCGCCGCTCGCCATGAGCACGCCGATGGCGATGCCGAAATTCTCCCAGCCGCCCACAATATCCTTGATGCCCAGGATCACCGCGCCGACCTTGGTCGCGACACCGCCAAGCCCGGATGCCAGATCGCGAATGGCCGGGATGGCTGTTTTCACGCCCTCGGCGAGCGTGGCGCCCAGATCCTTCGCCTTGCCAATGTTGTCGATCAGCAGGTCGCCGATCTCGCCGAAGGCTTTTGTCAGCGTTGGCATAACTTCGTTCGCGACGGTGCGCGTCAGGCCTTCGATCACTTTGCCAAGGCGGTTGAAATTCCGGATGTAATCGCGCGCCATGCTGGCCTGCGCCTCGGTCACGGTCGCGCCGGCTTTCGTCGCCTCCGCGCCCAGCGCCTCGACCTCCGCGCGCGAGATCGAGAGGAACTCGATCATCTGCTCAGCGCCGGTGCCGCCGAACAGCTCATCCGAGATGCGCTGCCGCGCGGCGGAATCCGTGACCTCGGACATGCGATCCCGGACAACGGCGAACAGCGCAGCGGTATCGGACGCCAGCTCGCCGGCTTCCTTCGCGGAGATGCCGATCCGCTCGAATGCCTCGGCAGCCGAGCCCTTGCCGGTGACCGCGAATTCATCCGCGCGCAAAGACAGCTCCTTCAGGCCGTCGACCAGAGCATCGTTCTCGACCCCGAACTTGCCCGCGGCGAACTGCATCTGCGACAGGAACTCGGTCGAGACGCCCAAGCGCTTCGCGTTGCGATTGAGCTCTTCGGTCTGATCGGCGACCGCAGTCGTCACCGCAACAATTGCACCGCCCAAAACGGTAAATCCTTGAGCGGCACGCCGCGCAAACCCGCCAACCTGCCGCACCATGCGGCCGTAGGTAGCGCCGACCCGGACGCTTGCCTCTTGGGCGCGCCGATATCTCTCCTGCTGGCGAGTGAGCTCGCGCAGCCGCCGCTCAAGCTCTGCATATTCACGGTCGAGCTCTTCGACGCTGCGGCCCTCGCGTTCGAGCACGCGGCGCTGCCGCGCGAGCTCGCGCTGCCGCTCGCGGACCTCGCTCATCTCCGCGCCGATCCGCGCGAGCCCTCCGGAGATGGAGCCGAGGTGGCGACCCACGGCCGAACTGAGGACCGAGCCGATCGTGATGGTTGCGCCGAGGCGCTGATTACCGGCCATCAGGCAGACCCTCGAGCCAAAAGATGAAGCGGCTGATCGACATCACCGCGATGTCGGCCCAAGGCCAGCCGGTGTGGCGCGCGAGCGCGAGCACGCCCGTGCGCAAGTCCCTTGAGCTCAGATGAGAAAATCCCGGTATGCTTCCTGCAGCCGGCCGTAGTCGCGCATGGTGAGCCGACCGATATCCGCCGGCGCCACCTCGCAGATGTTGGCGAGCAACGCGACCTCGCGCTCCGCGTCGGTTGCCTTCTTGGCGACCGAAAGCTGATCGGCGACGGTCGGCTCGCGCATGGTCAGCGAAGGCATGTCGACCCCCGCGACGGTCAGCGGGCGGCGCAGCTGCACGGTGACGCTGCCGTCCGCGTTCTCGGTGAGGTAGGGCGCGCGATCGGTCATGCCCGCTCCCTCACAGGCCCAGCGCGGCGCGAACAGCCGCCAGGCGATCCACCCCGCCGATCACGCGGATCATGTTCTCGATATCGATCTCGCAGATCGAAACGCCGTCGATCGTTTCGGCATAGTAGTCCAGCGCCATGGTGATGGTCAGGCTTGCGGCCTGCCCGGAGCCCCAAGTCCCGCGCGCGACCGCGGTGATCTTTCCGCGCATCGAATGCACGACCGCCTTAACCGTTCCGTCATAGCCCTCGATCGCACCGCGCGCCGTGAGCGGAACCGCCTGCCCAGGCGCCAAGCCCCAATAGGAAAGCACATCGGCATCGTAGGAGATCAGCACGAAGCTGCAGGTCAGCGCCTCCATGCCCATCTCGAGCGCGAGCGGCGCGTCCATGCCGCCCGCGCGATAATCCTCGGTGACGATGGTCAGATCGGGCGCGTTGTATTCGGTCACCTGCCCGGCATAGCCACGCCCGTCGAAGGTGAGCGAGAAGTTTTTGAGAACATCGCGAGCGGCCATCAGGCAAACACCTCCGAGATATACGTATTGACCAGATGCGAGCGGAACGTGATGTGCTCGGCCGGATAGGGCGGGGTGAAGTCGAAGTTGAAATAGACCTTGCCCAGCGCCACGTTCGCCGGGGTGTTCAGGTCCGGATCGGGCCAGCACTCGCCGCCAAGGATGGCGCCCAGAGCCTTGAGCGTGCGCAGGTAGGCGTTCACCCCCTCGGTCACGTCCTGGACATAGGTGCGGGTGATGTTTCGATCGACCGCCCAGAGATGCGCGCGCTGCAGGCTTTCATTGATCAGGTCCGCGGTGCGCCGCACCGACAGGAACGTCCACTTTGAGTCGGCCGTCAGAGAGCGGTTGCCCCAGAGGCGGAACCCGTCCTGACGGATGATCGTCGCGACCTTGGCCTCGTTCAACAGGTTGGCGCGCGAATTTGCATCCCCCAGCTTGAAATCGACGGCGCGCGTGGTGCCGATGATGCCGTTGATGACCTGGTTCGATGGCGACCACCAGAAGCCGCGATCGTTGTCGGATTTCGCGATCAGGCCCGCGACCCGCGCGGATCCCGGCTCCGACACGACCTCGCCGGCGGCGTTGAAGATCTTAACCCATGGGTCCACCAGATAGACCCGATCGGAGCCGAAGTCCCCGGCGTAGGTGATCGCGGCCGCGTCGGTGGTGTTGGGCCCATCGGCGATGATCACCGCGCGCAGCCGCTCGGCGATGCCCAGCAGCTCGGACACAACAGGGTTGGCCGCGCCTTCAGGGCGCTGGTGGGTCCAGCCCGGCACGCAGAGGATCCGCGGCGCGAAGCCGACCACGCTCTCGGCGCCCAGCAGCGCCTGCACGCCCTCATAGGTTCCCGTGCCGGCAGCCACGCCGCCCACCACGTTCACCAGCGTGGCGGCCTCGTCCGCGCCGGCCTCGATGCGCACCACGATCACCACGGCGCCGATCTGGTCCATGATGCCGTCGAGCGCGCCAGGAAGCGTGCCCTTGCCGTCGCCGACCGTATCCAAGCCGGCGGCCTCGAGGCGCGATCCAGCGATCAGAACCGGCACGTTGAAAGGAAACAGCGCTGGGTCCGCGTCGGGCGCCGTGCCGACGATGCCGATCACACCGGAGCGCACGGTCCGGATCGGACGTGGCCCCGCGTCGATCTCAAGGACCTGAACGCCATGCAGGAAGGTCTCGGTCATCGCGCCCTCGCTCATCAAAATCAGAATTCGCGAGGATCATGCAAGGCGCGCGCGCGGCGATCCTCTGGCGGATTTCCCGCTCAGCCGATCAGCGCGGCGACGTCAGGGTTTGCCTCGAGGAACGCCTGCAGCTTGGCGACAGGGTCGGGCTGCGTCGGCTCGCGCACGACCGCCCACGCCGCGCCGCTCCAGCGCGCCGCCATCCCCTCGGTCACCACGATAGGCGGCGCGACGGTCACGCAGCGCGCCGGGATCAGGAACTGGCCCTGCTGGAGCGGCGAAGGGTCAGCCTCGAGCGGTCCGACATAAAAGCCCGCATGGTCGTGCTGGTAGACGATCACATCCGTCACCCCTCAGAATTTGATGCAGCTCAGCACTGCGATGTTGCGCGAGCGCGTCTCGGACCCACCCGCATAGCCGGTGAACCCGCCGGTGTTGATGTTCCAATCTTGGCCGTCGCCGCCATTCCAAGGCTCATAGCCATAGGCCGTCGCGACCCGCGCGATGCTGTGCCGATGGCTTCCCACCTGGCCGCTTTGCGCGCTGCCGAGCGCGCGAGAGGGATCGATGCCGCGCCCATCATCCAATCCCCGCCGGAACTCGCCGCGCAAATCGGGCAGGTTGAAGGTCAGGGCGCCATCACCCACGCCCCAGACCGTCCCGATCGCGGCGAACAGCTCCGCATAGGCGGTGCGGCTGACCATGGCGCCGTTGCATTTCAGCCACCCCGTGGGCGCCGTCGCCATGGCGAAGTCCATCAGCGCGCCCGCCGGGGTCCGCTGCTTGCTGTGCAAGATCGACATAACGCCCAAATTCTCGCGCGCTTTCCACGTCAACGGGATGTCCGCGAGGTTTTGGTCCCGCAAGAGCGCGTCAGGCAGATCGGACGCAGGCTCATTCTGCACCGCAATGATCTCGGATCCGGCATAGGCCTGTCCAAGATGCAAGCGGCTCGAGATCGAGCCATTGGGCTGCCATCCATCCACGCCCGGCTTGAGCGGCAGGCGCAGCCCGTCGATATAGACCGCGAGCCCGGCGGTGTTGACGATCACCAGATCGACCTGCGTCTGCGCCGCGGCAAGCGTCTGGAATTCCTCAATGGTGGAGACGGTCACGTTCACATCGGTCGGATCCGCCCACTCGGTGTCGCCGCAGCCGTTGGTCGCCTTGCGCAGAACCTGCCCGGTGGTGCCGCCGGGAATGATGGAGCAGGCGTTTGCATTGTTCGCCACCCATGTCTGCGTCGCGATCGAGACGTTAGGATCCACCACCAGGGTGATGACGGCCGCGTTCGAAACCTCGAACTCGACCCGCACCACGGTGTCAGCGAAGGCGCCATCGCCCGCCGCCGGCTTGTAGGTTTCGGGCAGGTTTCCCACGGCGAACAGCGTCCCGTTCGCGTCGAACAAGCCAACCTCGCGCAGGGTGAACCCACCCTCCGCCGCCGGGATCATCAGCTCTGCGGCGTAGGCGTTCGGGCGGCCCGATGGGTCGGGCTTGTAGACCCGATTGATGCCGGCGCGAAACCGCTCGCGCGCGAGCCCGGTCTGCTCGGGGTCCGGGATGACCGCGACACCCAAGCCATCGCCGACCGCCATCTCGGTCAAATTAATCGGCACGCCCAACGCTTGAGATTGAACGAGTGCCAGAAGCCCGGCCGTTGTGTGAATTGTGGCAAAGGACATGCGTCTCTCCGATTCAGATTTGGGAAATCATGCCGTCAGTCTGGCGGCTGGTAGGCGACGGTGATCTCCGTCCCCACGCTCGACCACGCAGCCGCATAAGGACCCGCGAGGGTCCCGGCGCTGACCTCGATCAGCTCGAGGTGCGAGCGCAGCGACTTGGTCCGGTCCACAATCGAGAGCGCGGCCCGGATCGCCTCGAGCGTCGCGGCGTTGGCGCCTGCCTCCAGCAGCAAGCGATAGGTGAACGGATCGCCAGGGGTCTGCTGGCGATGCCACTCGACCACGCGCGCGCCGATGCCGATCGCACCCAGCGCGATACGCACCGCGCCAATGGTGCCCTTGATCTTCTGCACCGAGAGCGCCGAGCGGATGCTCGCGCGCTTTTGATCGTCCGTCCAAGCGGGGTCCCACTGATCGACCGACAGGCCCCAAGCCAGCCACGGCAGCACATTGCTCGGGCAGAGCTCCGGGCTCCAAACCTCGCGCACCAGCGGATCGGGCGAGCCGATCAAGCTCATGACCGCGGCGACCGCGCGCTCCTGCTCCGTGGCATTGGAAGGAAGAAGATCAGACATCCGCGCCCCCGATCGTCACGGTGACCGCGGTGCAGAAAGCGGCCTCTCCATCGCCCATGACGATGTCCTCGGACGGGCTCGCGAGCGCGACGTTTTGAACGCCCGCCTGATGCAGCGCCGCGTAGACGCCAGACAGGGTCACGTCATAGCCGAGCCGATGCTGCGCAGCGGCATAGGCCAATGCCGCCGCTTGCGAGGTGGCGCGGATGATCTCCGCGTCCGGGCCCGGATAGACGGTCAGCGCAGCCGTGATCTGGTATTCGGTCACGCTGGCGGATTGGACCACAACGGAGTCGGTCATCGGCCGAACATTGTCGGCAGAGAGCACCGCGGCGACAGCGTCGATCAAATCGACGCCCGCCGCGCCCGATCCCACGCGCGAGAGGACATAGATCGTCACCACGCCCGGCGCCGGGCTGACCGCTTGAGCGTCTCGAACCTCGGGGTCTGCGCCCAGCGCGTGGAACACATAGGAGCCCGCCGACCCCGCGACCGTATAGGCCTCCGGGCTCAGCTGCACGCGCCGGCGCAGATCGGTGTCGCTCTCATAGATGGCAGGAACAGGCGGCACCGCCGCCGCGTCGCCAGGATCGAGGGTGAGCCGAGCGACGGAATAATTCGCGCCGATCTGATCAAGATCCGCGCCAGCGGAATAGGCCAGCATGACGGCGCGCGCCGCCTCGTTGATCCGCTGGCGGGTCAGCAGCGCGACATAGCTGGCGACCTGCAGCGCCTTCATGGTCGGGTCGCTCTCGACCAGCGCATCGAACTCGGGCGCGCGCGAGACAAGATCCGCAAGCGCTGAGGCGAGGATGTCCTCGAAGGAGATCTCATCGATCACATCTGGCGCAGGAAGCTGCGAGAGATCGACTGCAGTGAAAGCACCGGCCATCAGAGAACCTCTATCCCGTCCACAGTTACCATCTCGCCATCGGGCAGGTAGAGCCCGGAAATCGCCAGCACGACATGGCCAGGCGCCGCCTCGGTCGCGGTGACTTGCTGCACCACGATCCGCGGCTCCCAGCGCGCCAGCGCTTCGGCCGTCGCGGCGAAGATCGCCAGCATGGTCGCCGAATTCATCGGGGCGTCCACCAGCTGATAGAGGCGCGAGCCATAGTCGCGCCGCATCACCCGCGTGCCGATCGGGGTCGTCAGGATATCGCGCACCGACTGGCGAAGGTGCGCGATGCCAGAGACTGGCTTTCCGGTGATGGGGTTGGTGCCGTTCATGCCGCGATCATGGCTGCGCGCGACGCCCGCATCCTCTGGCGGATTTCCCGCTCAGACTCAGGGCGTGTTTGAGAAGGTGGATTTCCACGGCATTGGCGTTGTGCTTCATGGGGTTTCGGAGTCCGCAACGCGAGACGAATGCCGATGTCCCGCCGCAAGCGCTGCGCCTATCCGAGCGACCTGACCCACGGCCAATGGGCCGTGATGGAACCGATGATCCCGGAGGCAGCACCGGGCGGCCGCCCGCGCCGCGTGCCGAAGCGCGAGATCGTCGAGGCGATCCTGCATCTGCCGCGCGCGGGCCGGTCATGGCGGCTTCTGCCGCATGACTTCCCGCCCTGGCAGACGGTCTATCACCATCTGCGCCGCCGGGAGCGCGAAGACGTCTGGACGAGGGTTCATCACGCGCTGGTCATGGCCGACCGGGAGCGCGCCGGACGCGAAGCTTCGCCCTCGGCTGCGATCATCGACAGCCAGACCGTCAGGACGGCGGATCAATAGGGGGCTCAAAGACTACGACGCCGCAAAGAAGGTCCATGGGCGCAAGCGCCACATCATGACCGATACGGACGGTCGCCTGCTTACGGTCGCCTGCTTGCGGTCGAGGTCCATGCCGCCGACATTCAGGACCGCGACGGCGCAAAGGGCGTGCTGAAACGCCCGCGGCGATCATTCCCCTTCATGGAGACCGTATTCGCGGATGGCGGTTACGCCAGACACCTCGTCAAATGGGCGAAGGACAAGACAAACGTCACGCTGGAGATCGTCAGGCGCATGTCATGGATGAAGGGTTTCGTCGTCATCCGACGTCGATGGGTCGTCGAGCGGACATTCGCTTGGATCATGAAGTGCCGCCGCCTTGCGCGGGACTACGAGCAACTCGCATCCGTCGTCGAAACCCTCATCACCATCGCCGCAACCGCAACCCTCCTCAGGCGATGGCCCTAAGCCTTCCCAAACACGCTCTAAGAGCTTCGGTTAAGCCTGACATCGTTGCATTTTCTGACCCCACTATCGATGTCGGTGAAGCAGTCGACCGTCGCAGTGCGTCCGGATTCATCTAAAACTTCGATGGGTGTGGGCCGATTGCCGGGCATCCTCGACTGCCTGCGGTATTCGCTTGGGGACAGCAGCACGACTGATTGCTCCATCTGATCGATCGCGAAATCAATCAGCGGGTCTGTCACGCCGCTCGCTGTTCGCATAATTTTAAAGTATGCGTCCTTGTCGATGAACGCGACCGGCAGGGCTCCGATCGCAATCGCCGCCGTCACTAGGCTGGCGCCAACGCCGACAAGTCCGCCGCCAAGGTGTTTCACGATGCCAACTGCAGCGTCTCTTGGGGGAACTTCGGTCGTGCCATGGGGCCCTCTGACCGTGACGTTCGCACAGCCGGAGACGACAAACAGAATGATAAGGGCGAAGGTTCTCACGTCTGACCAACGCCATCTTTGATTACGTACTGCGGCACGGTGCTGCCGGGCCGAGGATCGAAGCGTGCGTAGATCAGGCCCTCCAGGTCGTTGTATACATCGGCCCTAAGGGTCACGGTTCCTTCGCCCGTCTTCAGAATCGTTGGCCCTTCATGGCCCTTGGCGTAGTTAAAGTTACCCTTGCGAAGCGTCTCAACCGGATAAGCGATGCGGGCGATATCTTCGTCGCGATATCCGTCAATGGATAATTTTTCTTGCAGCAGTTCGAGCGCAAGGATCTCTGGCGTCTCCATAAGCACGGTCCCGCGAGGTCCATTGTTCGGTGTCACCGTAGCGATGCATTGGGCCGGACCATAGATGCCATCCTGATAGGGATTCTCAGCTTGAACGGCAATCGTCTCCGCCCCTCGCGAAGACCTCGCGATCGCATTGACCGCGATTTCCTCGATCACCTGACCACCAACCTCATTGATCACTCGGGAAAATCCGCCGCTTGCCATGCGGCGCTCAGCCTCAGCCGCCTCGCGCTTCGTTTGGCCGCTCAGTGAGCGACGTGTGCCTTGTCGCACCAAGGCGCGCGTCGCAGACCGTGTGATGATCCGGCTGCCGGCGGACCGCGCTGCCGTCGACAATCCAGCGCGTGCGAAAAGTCCGATCAGCGGCCACAGGGCTTTTGCCGGGGTTGCCACACCGAAAGTTACGAAGCCCGCCGTGCCCACGATGATGAATCCCCGTCGTCCCAGCATTGAACACTCCCGTCACATTGCTTTCAGTAGAATGCAAAATTTCAGCTATACAGCTTCTACTCCAAAACCCGAAATTTCTCGTGGGTTACGACGCGGAAGGTGTCTGACACCTTGTCGCGAAATTTCTTCCATTCCTGCGGGATGGTTTCACGCATGAATGCAAGGATGGCGTCGGCGAACTGCTTCTGACTTGGGTAATAGCGATTGTGGGTGACGTATTGATGCAAGACCGCCCAAAGCCGTTCGATTGGATTGAGATGGGGGCAGTAGGGCGGCAGCTGGATCAGATGGATACGGCAAGCTGACCTTGCGAGGAAAGCTCTGACATCGGGTCCTTTGTGGTAGGCGGCGTTGTCCCAGATGACATGAATGAGGCGCTTGCCGGGGTTGCGCGCTTCGATCTTGGTCAGAAGCTGCGCGGCACTGACCCCATCAACCGTTGTGGGTTCAACAAAGGGTGCATCAAAGGTTTCGAGGTTCACAGCCCCATGAATGTTCACGCGACCACGTCCCGCCGTGCTGAGAACCGCTGGATTTGATCCAACCTTCACCCAGCCGAATGCGGGCTTGGTCTGGTACT